CCGACGCACTAAAGAAAGGGATCAACTAAAATGACTCAAACATGGCAGCAATCACAAAGCCCTCCCCAGGGCTACGCCGCCCCCCCGCAAGGGCCACCGGCCAACCAGGGGTGGCAGCAGCCTCCTCCTCAGCAAGGCCCTCCCCAGGGCTACGCCGGCCCCCCGCAAGGGCCGCCAGTTCAAAGCCAGCCATGGCAGCAGACGCCTCAGGCTCCGCCGGCTGGGCCTCCTCAGGGGCAGCACAACGAAGAAGGTGATGACGAGTTTTTCACCAGTAGTACTGGTGGTAAATACATGTCGTTTGGTGACGATTCTTGCATCGGCTACGAACGGGGCGGCGAAATTGTTGGCCTCGGCGAGCGGCAGCAGACCGACCAGAAGACCAAGCAGCCGATGTTTTGGCCGAACAGTGATCGACCGATCATGATCAAGGTTGTGTCGCTGCAAACTAACGAGCGTATCCCAAATGATCCTGAGGATACTGGCTTGCGTTCAATCTGGCTGCCACAATCCAAAGATGTCACCAAAGCTGTCACCGACGCCATGCGCGCGGCGAACACAGGGGAGATCCGACTGAGGATCGGCGGTCAGCTGTGGGTGACCCGCACTGGATCACGGCAGACTACTCAGCAGAATGGTCAGAAAGGAATGCCGGCGTTCACCTACACCGCCCGGTATGTTCCGCCCCCCGCCGGCAATCGCAATGATTCCTTCTTCGCAGGACCACCTCAGCCGGCGAACGGGCAAGCTGCGCCGCCTCAGCAGGGTCCTCCTGCTCAGACCCCGTGGCAGCAGGGACCTCCACCTTCGCAGGGAAACCCCTACCAGACCGGCCAGCAGCCGGCGGCCAACAACGGGCAGCAGCAGGGCAATTGGCAGCAGCCTTCGCAAGCTGGGCCGCCGGCCAACGGCGCGCCCTGGGGCCAGCAGGCCCCGCAGCAGGGTGGCTACCAGCCTCCCCAGGTAGACCCGCAAAATCCTTGGGGCACACCGCCTCAGCAGCAAGGCCCTCAGGGACCACCACAGCAGGGAGGTTGGCAGCAGCCACAGCAGTAAGTAGGTAGCCGAGCGCAGCGCCGAGGCTCGAACCTGAAGCCTCGGCGCTGGCCGGGTAGAACGGACTAGTGGTGAAGAAACCCAAGCCATGCAAAAACGCCGGCAACGACACCAAGCACCAGAAACGACCATCCCCGCACCCTGGGCCGCGGTGCGCTACCTGCTGGAGAACTGAGGTCAAACGGCGCAAAGAAGCAGCACACCGATCGATGACAGCCAAAGTTTATGACACAGATACAGACTTTTACGATCTACTTTACGCTTTCCAAGACGGTAAGTGCTGGATTTGTCGGCTAGCCACAGGCGCAACTAAACGACTCGCTAATGATCATGACCATAAAACAGATTTACTTCGGGGTTTGCTGTGCGGGGAATGCAATCAATTTTTGGGCAGGCGTGTAAGAGACAATCCAGAAGTCGGTTTGCGTATCTTTCGGTATCTCATCAACCCACCAGCACGGCAGCTATGTGAGCAACTGGGGAGGAGTTATGAACAAAACGGAAGAACGGGAATTGCTGTTGCGATACCGGCCGAGGCTGCGCAGAATGGCCGCCAGTATGACATTACAGTTCCCCGATAGAGCGGATGACCTCGCTCAAGAAGCGTGGATTGCCTTGTGGCTAGCAACACGTACCTACGACGGCCGAGATGGTGTCACACTAGACTACTGGCTCATACGCAACGCTCATGACCGCATGCGAGTCATGATCCGGCACTGGACGGCGCAATGCCGTGACGCGCGGCGGACGGAGCTGGCCGGCGATCCGCGGGAGAAGATCGAGGCATACTCTGACGACCACACCAGCGAATTCACTGGCACAGCTTCGGATACTGTTTGGGTTGAGTTAACAACCGATCTTGTCGGAATCGAAAACGCATATCACTATGGGGAGATTGCACAAGCCATGGCTGAGTTAACTCCTCGGCAGCGTGAGTATATTTACCTTCGGTACTGTCGAGGATTCAACACTGCTGAGCTTACCTCCCACTTCGGCTACCCTCCCAAGACAGTCGGCCAACAAGCACGCAAGAATCTAGCAAAATCCCTAGCCCAGTTGGAGCTAAGCAATGCTTAACGAAACACACCATTGTTTCAACTGCCGGGGGCCTCGCGTGGTGCGTGTGCGCCCTGTGGGTCCTATCGATTTTCTGCAATGCACCGAATGTGGTTTATGGATTCGGTGCCCGCAGTGCATGCACATCCGAGCTGCCGAGAACCATCGATGCCCAGAAAGAAAAGAGACGGCAGTATGAAATCTTATGCTGATTTGCTCAAAGAGTGGAGCGACGCAACCGGCGGAGACCATTTGTTGTTGCAAGACTGGGCGGCGTTGCGGCTCAAGCTAGCCGAGGAGGAGTACACCGAGTGGCGCGAGGCGTTGCAATACTTCGTTGATACCGGCGACGCCAAGCCCATGGCCAAGGAGTCGGCCGACCTTATGTACGTGATCGTAGGAGCCGCACAGCGACCAGCGATTAACGTTGATACTGCTTTCCGACTTGTGCACGAATCCAACATGAGCAAATTCGGCCCTAATGGAGAGCTGTACGAGCGCCCAGACGGAAAGATTCTTAAAGGTCCGCATTACCACGAAGCTAACATGACCTCGGCCGTGACAGGAGCATGATGGAAAATTTCTTGCAGTGGCTTGAAGACGGGCTGCGCTCAGTTCCTATTTTCACCCGAATAATCCTGATTACGTTCCTTGCCTGCAGCCTTGGTCTTCTGGCTATGAATTCTGGCTATCTGCTGGCAGGCGGTCAGTGATTAGAGTCTCTTCCGCCTCGGCCAGGAGATCGAGCACACGCAGCGCCTCGCCGATATGGTCACCGTTCTTCCCGCATGCGATAGCTAGACGCTTAGCATCGGCCTCAGAGCCGCACACAAGCACAATAAACTTACGGCGTGCCAGATCGGTTACGGCCGATACGATGGCTGCCGCGCGCTTGAGCATGTCATCTGTGGGTGCCGGGGTGTCGAGAGGATCAAGTCGCCACGCCATCGCCTCGGCGAGTGCTTGGGACGCTAGCTCAGTGATGTTAATTTGAGCCGGCGGATCTTCAGAGATAAAATCGAATGTGTCCGACATTGAAGCCTCCTATATTCCTACCGCGATGGTAAGAAATGTCAAGAGCAAGACAGCGACGATGAATAACCCCACACAGTATTTGAAGAGCCGGTACATCACCAACCCTCCGGAATTAACATAGCCTCGGCATCAAGCACACGAGCAATGGCGATCGTTAATGCTTCAGTAGCCGATGCGGTCAATAGCCAAGTTTTGCTAAGGCACCGTTCCGTATCTCTCGTAGACCACCTTGCCGGCGGAGTCACAACAAATGCCAGCATGTCTAAGCTCTTCCCGGGTTTCACTGACCATCTGACAGTAACTACTGTATCGCTTTTAGATTCTTTGTCCCATTTGTCGAGCAACGCCCCTTGCACCGACCAACGACCAAGGCCCGCCGGCCAGGACACGTGCATCACCGGAGCATGCCTGGTAGGGGTGTACTTCGAGCGAGGATGCGCACCCATGCACGTCATTCCCTCGGCCAGCACTCCGCGATTTTTTAGCAATCCATCCTGCACTAGTCGATCTAGCGCGTCGTAGTACGACGACCGCGCTACGCCGAGCTGCTTTGCTCGCTCGGTTTCGCTCATGTCGAGACACAGCAGCTCAACCAAGCGCCGCTGGTCTACTGACGGCTGCCGGGGCAACGATCCTCCCTTGCTACGTTGGAGTTGCGAAACCGCAACTGATACCCTGACACCTTACCCAGTGTCCGGGATCGAGGGAGGCTACCAGATGGCGATTTGGTGGCAAAACTGCCGGACACCGGTTCACGCCGCGTGGATAGGAAGCCCGGATTATGCCTAAGACAGCGAAGCAAACCGCGCCGCCCCCGCCGGTCGGCTTCACAGGTGAGATACCGCGTCCAAGCCTCGGCCAGAAGGTCAGCGACAACATCCGGGCACGCCGGGCAGCCCGGCAGGCGCGGCCGAAGAGACCGCTCGTGGTGGTGCATCCGGCACCTTCGCAGCCGCGCCGCCGGGCGTCCCGTCAGCACGGCGTCCTGAATCTTGGGGGTAGGCCAACTGCCCGCCGAGCGCGCCGCCGGCCACCGCGGCGCGGCATGCTGTTCGCGGTCTTCTCCGTTGTGGTGGCTTCTGTGGTTCTCTCAGCCGCCGTGGTGGAGTTCGCCAGCTGGACGACAGCTACAGCCGTCTTCGCCGCTGCCGAAGGGGTGAGCGCGGGCACAGCATGGTTCTTTGGAGACCCCAACCCGCCGGCTAAGCCACCTAAGGCGCCTCGCAAGCCGCGGGCCGCCGGCAACCCACCTAAGGGCAGCGGTGGCCACAAGTGCGGGGCCCCCACCGATGACGGCACCCCCTGCAACAACCCGGTAGGCACCGCGGGGGAGAAGTGCTGGCGGCACCCGGCGGGAAGCCCCAAGGGCCAAGCGGCACCTACGAAGCCAACGGGGCCGAAGAAAACTAAGAAGGCCGCGCCACCGCCGGCCCCGTAACATCAGGGCCTAGATCTGCGATACTAGAGTCATGACCACTATTACTAGAATCCTCGTTGTATCCGGCATCCTCGCGTCGGGGCTGCTCTTTGGATCCCAGGCCTCTGCTCTCGCATGCGGAGACACCCCAGGTTTTTGTCCTAGCCCGCCTGCGCCTGCTCAGGTCTGCCACGAGAACGGCAATATCCTCGACTGTAGTTAATCCCTTTGCATGGAAGTAAGGTACCTTACTTCCATGCAGGGTTTTCTAAGTTCAGTCCTTCGGCACAGGCCGGAATTCGCAGTCGCACGTCGGGTGTAGGCACTTCATCTGCACCACTTCCCTCGTAATGATCTCGTGCTCACTCAAAACGTGGACACATGCCGAGCATGTCCGGCCGCTCAGATCGACGCTACGCCTCGTCCAGCATTCCTCGCTCTTAGCCTGCGTAATCTCGGCTAGCCGTCGCCAGTCGATCGGCTGAGCGCCAAGAGCGATGGCCTGCTTGCGTTTGCCTACCGTCACGTCGTAATGATCGTGCCC